TTCTAACACAGAACGTATGCGTATCACCAGCAGCGGCAACGTCGGTATTGGTACTTCGTCACCTGCTGTTGAATTAGAAATTGCTTCGGCTCAACCAGAGCTACGCCTTACGGATACAGACGGCACAGACCAAGAGTCTACATTTGTTCAAGCTGGTGGGACGCTGTACCTAAACCTTCAAAACGACACTAACAATGGTGCTTTCCGTCTACGCGGTTTTGCCAGTGGTTCGCCAACAGACCATTTCTTAGTAAATGGCAGCGGTAATGTCGGTATTGGTACTTCGTCACCTGCTAATAAATTAGACGTTAGTGGAGCAGTTGGTGTATTAGCACAAAATGAATTAAAGTTTTATGACAGTGACAGTTCAAATTATACTTCATTTAGAGCTGCTTCTACAGTTACTAGCAGTACTACATGGACCTTGCCTAATACAGACGGAACCGATGGGCAGGTATTGAGCACCAATGGCGGCGGCACACTTAGTTGGGCAGACGCCGGCGACGGCGGCGGTGGTGGTGGATCTAGCTATCCAAATAGTACAATTACAACTATACCAGGCACCGACGGCAACTACGATTTAAGTTATAACGCAGCACAAACAGAACAGGAAACACCTTTTGAATCAGGCGGCACTGATGCGTTTGGTGTTAATCTAGGTACAGTGTTTGATGCGAGTGATCCAGTTGGTAGCATACAAGACAGTTCAGGTACTGGCTTGGATCTAGGAACATTATAAATATAAGACAGGAGTAAACTATGCCTACAGTATTACAATTTAGAAGAGGAACCACAGCACAAAATAATGCATTTACAGGTGCACTGGGAGAGCTTAGTATTGACACTCAACTTGATGCAATACGTGTTCATGATGGTAAAACAGCCGGCGGATTTTTAACAAACGCCAAAGAAGCACAGTACGCTGACGTTGCAGAACGTTATCATGCTGATGCAGTTTATGAACCCGGAACTGTTTTAGTCTTTGGCGGGGAAGCTGAAATTACTGAAAGCACATCTAAATGGGATAGACGAGTGATTGGTGTTGTTTCTACTGCTCCATACTGTATAATGAATAGCCCACACAGAGAACCAGATCTTACTGACGACTTACATCCTCCTGTAGCATTGCTAGGTAGAGTTCCTACTAAAGTAAAAGGGTTTGCACAAAAAGGCGATCTAATGGTAACCAGTGACGAGCCAGGAGTTGCCGTTAGCTGGAGAGACGAAAGTAATCCTCCTTATGGTAGTGTAATTGGAAAGATTTTAGCCGATACAGATGGCGAGGATATCAAGATTATAGAAGTGGCAGTAGGTATACGTTAAAAAATGCACAAATTTTATACTTCTGACTACGAAGGTGAAATGGTTACTGACAGTCTCAGTTGGCGCGATGGTAACAAAGAAGACAATAGTATTTGGATTCCTAAAACTATTTTTAACGAAGATCCCTCTGAATCTGCATTTATAATAGGCAATGGCCCTAGTAGAAATAAACATAATTTACAAGCATTAAACGGGATAAGAGCTAGTAGAGATTTCACAAAAAGCCTGGCTCCAGAAAATGTTGGCCAAAGCTACGGATGTAATCTACTATACAAAGATTTTACTCCTACATTTCTTATATGCTTTAATGCAGAAGTGTGTTCAAGCATACAAAAATCTGGTTATGCTAACGAAAATATTGTTTACAGTAATCGTGAAAACATAGTTAAATATCCAGGAATATTGCATCTATATCCACATTATGAAAAAATGTTTGCGGGCCCTGCGGCTGCACGATTAGCGGCAGCCGATGGACATAAAAATATATTTTTAATTGGATTTGATTTATATAGTGAATCTATAGATCATATATACCCACAAATGAAAAAAAGTTATCAACCCATTACAGATTTCAATGCAATAAACAGTAAACTAATACACCAGTTAACGACTGTATTTAATATGTATGAGGATGTTAATTTTTATCATGTGCAAGGATCACAGGGAAAATTTAGAGAAAATATTATTAGCGAGTTTAACTGGTGTCACAACCTTACAACTATAGATATTAACACGTTTACAAGCATATCACATTTAGGAGTTACGAGTAATTTGTAACAAATAGCTCACTAACAGTTTTAATCTTACCCATAATCTCTTTAATTTTAAATGTACTAAACACACCAGGATGTAATGGTTTGGGCCACCCGTCAATAGTTACCCAAGCATATCCTTTATGTTCGTCGTTAAGCCTGGGAATGAATTCATTCTCTACTACACTTATAAACGTGTGATATTCAAATTTTTTATTTTTACTTGTAAATTTTTCTATAGGAATGTGTTTACTTATTGGAGGTTCAAATCCAACTTCTTCTACAATCTCTCTTGATAGCCCTTGTATAGCACTCTCATTGTTTTCTACCTTGCCCCCAACAAACGCCCATGTGTCGCCATGACTGTCTTTATTGCGTAATAAAAATAGATAGCGTTTTGTATTTGTAGCAAAAAATATAGTACCAATGCTTTGGTTCATATAACTAGAGACCAGTCCCCTGCTCTGTATTCGCCTTCATAACTCTTTACCCAAGAAGTCCCGTTCCATTTATACTGGATACCAGAAGTTGTGTTTGTTATATATTGAACGCCCGATTCACTACTACTGTCAAACTTTACTTCCCACTGGCTGCCATCATACTCAATAATATCATTAGCACCAGCAACAAAGTCTACATTTGCAGTACTTTTCCATGCGTCTGCACCGTCTGTGTTGCCGCTATCACCAATTGCATTAAGAATTAAATAACGTTGCCCAGCACTTGATGCGCTTAACCCAGCCCCTGGAGCATTGTTTAAAGGATTAATAATTTTTAGTACAGCAGTCATTGTGTTTGTTGGTTTTGTATCTTCATTAATTGTAAACAACAACTTATAATCATCACTGGGATGGTGTGCAACAGTCCCTATAATCTCACCTGTGCCAACTTCCAGTCTAAGTTGGCTTATACCTGCTTGGAGATCTCCATATTGATTTATTAGTGCTTTCCAGGTAGTCTCTTCTGCGGCTGCTGGAATCTTTGTCGGAGGATCATTTAATGGATCGTAATCAACTTTGTTTGTAGTTGTTTCTTCTCTGTGTAAGATGCTTACTTGGCTACCTACTAATAATATTCCAAAATTCATTGGGGTAAACTTCATACGATCGCCCAGAATCATATCGTTGTCAATTATACCATCAGCAATGCTTCCGCTCTCATCATATATGCTAGCAACAATTTTTTGTATAACGCCAAGTTTTTTAACTTTACTAGGTGCTGTTAACCATATGGGTACAGTAAATGTTAGTGTAGCGATATCAATCTGATCATCAACACCTGCAGGAATTGCTCTACTACTCCATTGTGTTTGTATAAGTTCAATATAACTTAGGCTTGTCCAGTCTAAATAGTTATCTGTGCTTTGTATTTCTAGCGCAGGATTAAATAAAACCAATAATTGTTCTAATAGTTGTAGCTTTTGCGTAGTATTACTTGTCCAGATATCTACATTTAATGTAAGTTGATAGGGCACAGGCATCATACGTTCTACAGTATATGCATTGCCTTGTGTAGTTAAATATTCCCCAGAATCTTCATCATATTTTCTCATACGAATGTGACGTTTGTCAACAAATGCTGGATCCTGTCTGCGATCTGGCATATATTCCATTGCAGTAACATAGCAACTAATCATAGGCGTGGGAACTACCTTGTTTTCGCTGTTTTCACGTATAATACTAGACACCATACGAGTAGCATCTCCATATTTTACTGGTACTGTGAGTAGAGTAGTGTTGCCAGCACGATCCTTGCCGTATTCAACTTGAAAGTTACTGAATACTCTTATAAATTGTAGTAGGAAACGCCTTACTTGCTCATCATAAAAAAATGTTTGCGCCATTAACTATCTTCCTTAGCTTCTAGTACACTGCTTAGTGCTTGTCTCTGGCTCATAATAGTATTATCGTCTCTTGAAGTAGTAGCACTATTATTAATAAACCCATCACGTAATGTGTTTCCTGTGCCTGGTGTGAGCTTGCTACGCACATCATCTTCTACTTTGACCCAGCGTGTTCCGCTGTATCTAAACAGCCTGTTGGGCAAAAAGTCCAATCGTAGTATATAGTCGCCTTCGTTTGCGCCACCAGGAAATGCAGTACCCATTTCTATAGGATATCCATTAGGAGCAAGTCCATCACCAACCAAATATCCGCTGTATGCTCGTGTGTTGTCAGGACTTATTCTTGTGCTACTTGCGTCCTGTACGTCACTGTCTGCTGTAACTAAAGTACTATCAGCATTGTGCCCTTTTGGCTCTAAAGGTTTGCCTGTGCTATCTGTAGGAACAACATAATATTTGCTAGTATCGTATCCACTTTCCGGAACTTCTGCCTCTGCTTGTTCTACTACCTTGTTAGTAACTTCTAGCTCTTTCTGATAAGTGCTTAATAAATCACGTAAAGTTGAGCCAGTACTTTCTCCATCCGCATCTAGTTCTATCTTATTTAGAATATCGTTGTACTCTTGGCTATCAACCAGTGGCGTAGCCTTAACACGCCAAAGGTGTGGCCACCAAGTAGGGGAATATCCTTCAGTTGGGCGTGTGCCTTCCTGAATAACGTAATATCTCTTTAGGGCTACTTCCAGGCTTGTATCTAAACTATTATAATCTTTAAGATGTGGCAATTCTAGAACGTCACCACTCATTAGTCTGCGTCCAAGTATGCGATCCATATCTGTCATATGGAATGTTATAAACAGTGTGTCATTCTGTAGGAACAGCCCAAACTGACTCAAATCAAAGTCTGTGTCTGCGACATTGTATATGCCACGCATATTATATACGTCAGTGTCATATTTGCGGTCTCTGTTCTCTAAAAATAAGAAATCTTGTATGGCTAGTGGATCATCTGGTGTCGCCTGAGGCTGACTAGCATCATCGCTTTTACCCTGATCTAATATGCCGATGTACTTGTGCACATTAATTCCAGTTCCGCCCACAGTAAACATTTCTGATATATTTCTATCAAAAAACTTAAAATCGTTAGTGTGGGTACCGTCTTTCCATAGTGATATACGAGGCATATTTAAATCCTAAATTACCATGTATTTATTGTAAAAATTGGTAGACAATCTACTAACCTGTGCTACAATCATTTATAAGTTAGAAATAAGTAAAGGAGGGCGATATGGCAGTAGTGTTTGACTTTAAAACAAAGCGTGTGATTCCTATATCAACCTTACAACGTGAATGGGTTGAGTCAGTAGCCCACGAAGCTATAGACAACCTAGACATTGGCGATATAATGGGCCTTATTGAAGGAATGGAAGAATATTATGGCAATAAAGACAAAACGTAAAAAAGCACCCAGAGTCCGAGCGCACAAAACTGGTGCAGCAGCAGTTGATACTTCAAAAGGGTATTTGACCTTTCAGAGGCTCTTTAACGCTAATGTAGACGGCAAAGATAGCGGAAACATTATTAAGTTATATGTACGCAAAAACTTTAGTAAGCCTATAGCGCAGGCTATCCTTAAGAACCCAGATTTTAGCTGGAACACGCAAGCCACCGCCGCCTGGTGTTACTGGAGATCACAGTGTAGTGATGTGCCGTTTGCGAAAGGGTACCTAGGACCCTGCGCCGGTGCTGAAACAGATGAAGAAGCCTACAAACAGAGCTGTGAGTATTATGATACTAAGTTTAATACTCTAGCAGAGTCTGGTAAATTAATTGTTAAGGCAGCTAACGCGGAAGAAAAGAAAAAATCTAAAGTATACACCCCTAGTATACAGGAGCGTATGCGTGAGCAACTCAGTGACATTGTTGGAGAGTTTGAATCCTGGATAGACGAACAGCCCAGTAAAGATATTCCCAAGATGTTTGACTGGCTCAAAACAAATAATGTAGCACAGGCACATATTAATAAGATTCGTGAGTACTACGCACCTATTCGTGCAGAGTATGAGCTGCTTGCTAATATGCCTACACCTGCTAAAATTAAAAAGATGAGTACAGCAGAGCAGGATAACTGGGAACAACTCAAAGAAGCATACTCGTTCCTATCTAAAGATGATATTAAATGCTATATTAAGTGGTTCGACGCACTAAACTCTGATCTAGATGCTTATACGAATCTTAAACGGGCTACACGTAAAACTCGTGTGAAAAAGGCGCCCAGTGCTAATAAGCTGATATCCAAACTCAAGTACAAGAAAGATGACAGTCGTTATAAAGTTGTTAGCGTCAATCCTACTGCAATTGTAGGTGCCACAGAGCTATGGGTATTTAACACTAAGACCCGTAAGTTAGGCAAATATGTAGCAGAAGCTAATCAGAATCTTAGTGTAAAAGGCACTACCTTACGGTTTTTCGATGAGAAGCTGAGTGTGTGTAAAACACTACGTCGCCCTGAAGAACAGCTCACTAAGTTTGGCAAAGCAGGCAAGATTGTTCTCCGTAAGTTCTTGGAAAACATTAACGCCACAGAGACGAAAATGAACGGAAGGTTAAACGAACACATTGTTCTACTGAAGGTTTCCTAATAAATACTACATAAGGAACCCATTATGGCTGTTGATCTAACCTCTCTCAGAAAAGACATACAAGACTACATCTATCTCCGTTTAGGCGGATCAATGATTGATGTTGAATTAGACCCCGAACATTACGATATGTGCATTGATCAGGCTGTTAGAAAGTATAGACAAAGAGCACAAGGTGCGACAGAAAGCAGCTATGTTTTCCTTGAGATTGTAGAGGAGCAGCAGGAGTATATACTGCCAGATGAGATACAAGAAGTACGTCAAGTATTCCGTCGCAGTGTGGGCAGCGGGTCAAGCGATACAGGAACACAGTTCGAACCATTTGAAGCAGCCTTTGTAAACACTTACTTGTTACAAGCAGGCCGTGTAGGCGGGCAAGCAACATATGAAATGTACCACCAGTATCAGGAATTGAGTGCAAGACTGTTTGGTGGGTTTGTAAACTTTGATTGGGACCGTGTAAATAAAAGACTAACACTGCTACGTAAGTTTTCAGCAAGTGGTGAATCTGTAATACTCTGGTGTTATAATACACGCCCAGATGCTACATTACTACAAGATAAAAAAACACAACCTTGGATACAGGATTATAGCCTGGCATTGGCCAAATATACACTAGGTGAAGCACGTAGTAAGTTCAGTACCATTGCGGGTCCGCAGGGTGGCACTAGCATGAACGGCGACACGCTCAAAGCTGAAGCACAGGGCGAAATGCAACAATTAGAAGTAGATCTCAGAAATTATGTTGACGGATCAGACCCATTATCTTTTATTATTGGCTAATTACACAAATAATGTTATCATAATACTATGATAAAATGTCCACTGCCTTATATGCATATGTTTGTAGGGCAAAATTTTACAAAACCGTGTTGTAACTATACAATTAACAGCGAGCTAACTCCATCTAAATTCTGGGAAAGTGATAATCTTTTACATATCAGAGATCAATTAGAATCTAATATTTGGCCTGACGGCTGCAAGTTATGCAAGCAAGCTGAAGAGTCACACCAGTTAAGTTTAAGACAACGATCTCTTAAAGAATACGGTATGGTAGTAGATCCCAGCGTTGAATACTTAGATGTTAGGTTAAGCAATAAATGTAATTTTAAATGTAGGACCTGTGAGCCAATCTTTAGTAGTAGTATTGCTAAAGAATCTAAAGTACACAATTTATCACAATTTTATGGATATGATCTCGATAAAAATTATATAGAACATACTACTACTATAACGACGGATATTTTAAACTATTTGCCAACTGTCAAAAAGCTAATGTTTACAGGCGGCGAGCCTACAATTATAGATGAGTTTTATACTACCTTAAATAAATGCATTGATATAGGAAGACACAAAGATATTAGTCTCTTAATAACAACAAATGCTAGTAACATTACAGATCAGTTCATCCAAAAAATAAATCAATTTAAAAATGTTCATATAACCTTAAGTATTGATGCTGTGGGTAAACCTGCAGAGTATATTAGATCTGGAACAATATGGTTAGATGTGGACGCTGGTATCAAACGAGTTTTACAAACTGGCCACAGTGTCATGTTTAATACTGTACTTAGTGCTTATAGTGTTCCGTATTTAGAATCGTTGGTAGATTATATCATTGACAATGAGCAAGGTGCATACGGTGCTGATATGTATATATGCAATAATCCAATGCATTTACACCCATGTATTTACGATCAAGATAAAAGAAACAATTTGATTACTATCTTATCACAGTGTATAGTAAAGTTTAGTAATAGTAATCGAGTTGAAGATTATTTAAATGCAATCACAGTAATGACAGACTTAAAGACACAGTTGTCAGTTAAACAATTAGACTCTAGTAAATTTGATTTGTTTACTAGTACATTGGATAAAATAAGAGATGATCATAGGAATTATTGGCCTAATAGGTTCTGGTAAAGGTACAGTAGGCGACATGCTCTCAGAGCAAGGGTTTACGCAGGCTAGTTTTGCAGAACCATTAAAAGATGCTACAGCAAGCATCTTTAATTGGGACCGTGAACTTCTAGAAGGCATCACAGATGCTAGCAGAGCCTGGCGAGAACAAGTAGATCCATGGTGGGAAGACCGATTGGGTATACCCGATTTTAGCCCACGGTTAGCATTGCAATTAATGGGCACAGAAGTTTTCCGCAATCACTTTCATCAGGATACCTGGATCCTAAGTATGGAAGCAAAACTTAAAGATACCACAAACGATGTTGTCATAACAGATGCACGGTTTCCTAACGAAATAAACATGATCCGCAATCAAGGTGGCGTTGTGGTGCGTGTTAAAAGAGGCGACGATCCAGAATGGTTTAGTTTAGCAGAGACTGATGTTGATGCAATGCCTCAGGTATATCCAGATATACATGCTAGTGAGTATAGCTGGTGTAGTATTACGCCCAATTATCTTATTACAAACGACACCACAATTGCAGATTTAAAAAATACAATTACAGATCTTCTAGCAGATCTCCACGATTCCAACCAGTAGTGCTTACTTCTACATTACAATTTAAGCACAACGTAATTAAATTCTGTATGCTAATGTGTTCACGATTTCCGTCAACATAATAAACTGTCACTTGTTCTGGCAATTTAGGATTAAATCCGCAGTTTTCACATTTTGATTTCATTCTATAGCCAGCTAAAAACCATCGGGGATTTTTTGCAGTAATTGTTTTATTTTTTTCCCTGTTACATTTTTCACATAGTTTTCTATAATAAATTTTACCGTTGCGGTGATAATTAACAGCGCACGGGGTAATTCTACATGTCGAACATAAAGGTCTCATAGTACTCTTATTTACACGAACCTTTAAAGGGAGTGCACTAATAGCCTGTTTTTCAGTACATTTAATAAATACTATTACATAACAGACTCTGTTTAAGGATGAAAATATCATGGCATTAGTATCACCAGGCGTCGAAGTTACAGTAATTGACGAAAGTCAGTACGTACCAGCAGACCAAGGAACAGTTGCAAGTATTATTGTTGCAACAGCACAAGACAAAACAACAGGCAGTGGATCAGGCACAGCCGCAGGAACAACAGCCGCTAACGCAGGCAACACATATCTTATTGGTAGTCAGAGAGAACTTACTGCTACATTTGGAAACCCAAATTTTTACACCACGGCAGGGGGTACTCCTATCCATGGATATGAAGTTAACGAATACGGATTGATGGCAGCACATAGTTTGCTTGGCGTAAGTAATAGAGTATATGTTACTAGAGCCCCC